GTACAAAACAAGTGTGCGCGAGTTTCCGGGATCTTTTTTTTGGAGATCGCCATGACGCGAGGGCCGAAGCCCAAGCCTGCCGGTGTGCGGTCTCAGATCGACACCGTCCGCAGCAAGCGCACCAAGAAACCCGCCGCCGTTGAGGTGGTCGAGGTCGTCACCGTCGCCGGTGTTCGGCCGCCGGCCTGGCTGAAGGGTGAAGCGCTGGCGGAGTGGAACGCTCGGGCTGGCGCGATGGTCGCCGCCAAGCTGCTGACCGTCGCGGACATCACCCCGTTCGCGCGCTACTGCCGGAACCTGGCGCTGTGGCTGAAACTGCGCGACGAAATCGACATCGCGGGGGTGCGGTACGAGACCAAGTCGAACCACGGCGACCTTCGCCGCCTCGATCCTGGGTTCATGGCCGCTGACCGACTCGAGCGTCAGCTGCTGGCGACCGAAGACCGGTTCGGCATGAACCCGGCCGAGCGCCAGCGCATCGTCGCGGCGCGGATCAACAGCGGTTCGGGCGACCTGTTCGCCGGCGAACCGGCCAAGCGCGACGGCGACCCGGCGAGCAAGGCGGCCGAGCCCGCCAAGCCGATCGAGTCACCGGTCGGAATGTTGAACTAGCCCATGGCGGCGAGGTGCGCGGCGGCGCCGGCTCGCCCGCTGGCGCTGGCCCGCTTCCCGAACGCCACCTGGGACGCGGTCGACAGCGTCTGGCGCGACGGCGATTACTGGTACGACGAGGCCACCGCCGACAAGGCGGTGCGGTTCTTCCACAACCACGTATGCCTGACCGAGGGCGAGTGGGCCGGCAAGCCCTTCATCCTGGAGCCGTGGCAGGAACACGACATCGTTCGCCCGACCTTCGGCTGGAAACAGGCCGATGGTCGCCGCCGTTTCCAGCGGGTGTTCATCTGGGTCGCTCGGAAGAACGGCAAGACCGAGTTGGCCGCCGGCCTGGCGCTGTTGATGCTGCTGGGCGACGGCGAACCGGCCGGGCAGGTCTTCTCGATCGCCTCCGACCAGCCCCAGGCGACCCTGGTCTTCAAGAAAGCCGCCGCGATGGTGGCCTATTCGGAGACCCTGAGCGCCGCCATCGACTGCATGCAGAAGGCTATCTACTGCTCGCAGTTGAACGCCTCTTTCCGACCGCTTTCCGGCCGCCCCCAGGGCAAGCACGGGCTGAGCATGTCGGGCCTAGTGGGCGATGAAATCCACGAATGGCGCGACGGCGACCTCTACACCTTCGTGCATGACAGCGCGGCGGCCCGCCGCCAGCCGCTCGAAGTTCTGATCTCCACGGCCGGCGTGAAAGGTACGCACGGCGAAGAGGTCTGGGAGGAATGCCAGCAAATCCTGGCCGGTGAGATCGATGCGCCCGACACGCTGGTCATCGTCTACGCCGCCGACCCCGATGACGATTGGACCCAGCCGGAAACCTGGCTGAAGGCCAACCCGAACCTGGGCATTTCGGTCAAGCGCGACGCCTTGGCCCTGGCCTGTCGCCGGGCGCAGCAGCTGCCGCGCCTTGAGAACGACTTCAAACGCTACAGGCTGAATATGTGGACCGAACAGGCCGTGCGCTGGCTGCCGATCGACAGCCTGGACGACGAAGGAAACAAGTTCGGTTGGGATCACTGCGTCGGCGACACCGATTGGCGCGCCCTTGAGGAGCGCCTGCGGTTCAAGCGGTGCTTCGGCGGGCTCGACCTGTCGGCCGTGCAGGACCTTTCGGCCCTGGTCTGGTGGTTTCCGATCCAGGAAGGCCTCGATCGGCCCGCCCTGCTGGCCCGTTTCTGGAAGCCGGCGGGCCTGATCAAGGAACACACCAAGCGCGACAAGGTCCCATACGACCGCCTGATCACCGAGGGCGCGTTGCTGACCACGCCGGGCAACGTGATCGACCATGAAGCCATACGTGCCCGCGTCCTGGCCGACGCCGAGCTGTTCCGCGTCGCTTTCCGTGACGAGAAACGCGAGGCCCACCAGGGCGGCATCGCCATCGACCGGTTCGACGCCACCGAGACCCTGGTCAAACTGACCGGGGAGGGCATGCCGGTCGCTAAGTTCGGCCAGGGCTTCGTGTCCATGAACGCCCCGGCCAAGGCGCTGGAGCGCCTGGTGCTGAGCAACGGCTTCGCCCATGGCGGGCATCCCTTGCTCCGCCGCCACGCCCAGGCGGCGGCCGTCGAAACCGACGCCGCCGGCAACATCAAGCCGTCCAAGGAGAAATCGACCATGCGTATCGACGGCATCGCCGCGCTTTGCATGGCGCTGGGCATCTCGGCGAGCGACCAGGGCGCCGCCCCGGCCTCGCCGTGGGAAGATCCAGACTTCAGCGTGGCCGCCTGATGTTCGGCGGTCTGTTCAAACGGGGCGAACGCCGTTCGTCATCGCTGGAAAATCCGGCGGTGGCGCTAAGTTCAGCCGCCGCGCTGGAGATTTTCGGCGTGACGATGTCAGCTTCGGGCACCGTGGTCAGCCACCACAACGCCGACCGCGTCCCGGCGTTCTGGTGCGGGGTCAATTTCATCGCCGCATCGGTGGCGAGCCTGCCGGTGGGCGTGTTCGAGGGGCCTCGCGAGGCTCGCGTACCGGTCACGACCGACCTGACCAACACCTTGGACCTGGTCATCAACGACGAGTTGATGACCTCGTTCAGCTGGCGGCAGATCATGCTGTGTTCGGCCCTGTCGCGGGGGCGTCACTACACGTTCATCGAACGGAATCGCCGCGACGAGGTCATCAATCTTTGGCCGCTTCAGTACAACAACATGACGGTCGAACGGGTCGCGGGGCGCAAGCGCTATCGCTACAACGATGCGGGCCGCACGATCCTCTATGAGCCCGCCGACATCATCGACGTGGCCTGGAAACTGCACGACGACGGCATTTGCCACGTCGATCCGGTGGCCAAACTCGCCGAAACCTTGGGCCTGGCGCTGGACGGGCAGTCCTATTCGTCGCGGTTCTTCGCCAGCGGGGGCGTTCCCGCCTTGGCGTTAGAGGGTACGGCGGCTTCGCCGGGCGCGATCTCCCGCGCCCAGGCCGACGTCTCGTCGGCGATCAAGACCGCGCACAAGGAAGGCCGCAACGTCCTCTACATGCCGGCGGGGCACACCCTGAAGCCTGTCGGCATCGACCCGGAAAAGAGCCAACTTCTGGCTTCGCGACAGTATGCCGTCATCGAAATCGCGCGGATGCTGGGCCTGCCGCCGATCTTCCTAATGGACCTGACCAACGGCACCTTGGCCAACGCCGCCCAGGCTGACCTGTTTGTCGCCAAGCACTGCATCGCCCATTGGGCCGACCGGATCGAAGCCGAAATCAGTGTCAAGATCGGCGGGCGCAGGCCCCGGCAGTTCGTCGAATTCGACCTCGACGGCCTACAGCGCGGCGACCTCAAGACCCGAATGGAGGCGTTCGCGCGGGCCATCCAGACCGCCCAGCTGACGCCCGACGAGGCGCGGCGGAAAGAGAACCTGCCACCGGGCGAGGGCGGCGACCGCCTGTACATCCAAGGCGCGACCGTCCCGCTCACGATGGCCGGCCAGGTTCAAGCCCAGCCCCAGCCCTCCCCAGCCCCCGAACCCGTAGGAGAGCCCGTTGGCCCTGCCGAAGACTGAGCGCCGCACGGTCGGCGAGATCGTTGAATTTCGCGCCGAGCCCCAGGGCTCGGCCGATGGCCGCTTGATCGTCGGCTATGCGTCGGTGTTCGACTCCGTCGCCGACATCGGTTGGTTCCGCGAGGTGGTCAAGCCGGGCGCGTTCGCCAAGGCGATCCTGCGCGACGACGTCCGCGCCCTGATCAACCATGACCGGGGCCTGGTGCTGGGCCGCAACAAGGCCGGCACGCTTCGCATGTCCGAGGACGCTCGCGGCCTTCGCTGCGAGATCGAGGTCCCCGATACGCAGTTCGCCCGCGACCTGATGGTCAGCATGGATCGGGGCGACATCACGCAAATGTCGTTCGGCTTCGAGGCCATGGTCGAGACCTGGGACGACAGCGGCGAGACGCCGCTGCGCACGCTGGTCGAGGTCGGCCTGTTCGACGTCTCAGTGGTGACCTACCCGGCCTACGAGGACACCGAAGCCGAGGCCTCGGGCAAGCGCTCATTCGACCTGTGGCGCGCCGCCAACCCCATCGCCCCGGCCGCCCCGTCGGCCGCCGACTCCGCTCGCCTGCGCATGAAACGCGCCCAGGCCGAGCGCCTTCCTTCGCGCCTGTAGGCATCCCCGCAGAGCGATCCCCGGCCGCCTTCGCGGCCATCCTGAGCAGCTGGAGAACATCATGCTCGTACTGAAAGAACTGCGGGAAAAGCAGGCCCGCCTGGTGACCCAAGCCCGCGCGTTGCTGGCCGATATCAAGCCCGACACCACGGCCGAGCGCGCCGCCGAGCTGGAAGCCCAGCACGACGCCGCCATGGCCGAATACGACCAACTCGAAGAGCGGGCCGTGAAGCTGGAAAAGCTGATCAAGGCTGAGCGGGCGATGGAAACGGGCGACGATCGCCGCCCGCGCGGCGAAGACCGCAGCTCGGACCAAGACCCGGATCGCGACCGCCAGCAGTCGCGCTCGGAAGACGAAGTGCGTTCCGCCTTCACGCAACTGATCCGGCTCGGCGTCGCCGAACTGGCGCCCGAACAGCGCGCCCTGCTGTCGCAAATCCGGGCCAACCTGACCCCGGAAATGCGGGCGCAATCGATCGGCACGACCACGGCCGGCGGCTTCCTCGTCCCGCAGGGCTTCCTGCCGGAACTGACCAAGACCATGGCCCTGTGGGGGCCGATGCTCGATGAGTCGGTTATCCGCATGCTGACGACCGACAGCGGCAACCCGCTGCCCTGGCCGACTGTGAACGACACCGCCAACACCGGCGAGGATCACGCCGAGAACGTCGCGGCGGCCGACCAGGATGTGGTGTTCGGCCAAAAGCAGCTGGGCGCCTATGTGTTCGACTCTGGCATCGTCAAGGTGTCGCTGGAGCTGCTGGCTGATAGCGGCTTCGACGTGCCGGCCCTGCTGAACGAATTGTTCGGCGAGCGCCTGGCCCGCCGGGCCAACACCAAGCTGACGACCGGCGCGGGCGGCGGTGCGGCTCCGTCCGGTATCGTCACCGGCTCGACCTTGGGCAAGACGGCGGCATCGGCCACCGTCATCGCGGCTGACGAAATCATCGACCTGTTCCACTCGGTCGACCCGGCCTATCGCGAAGCGCCCAAGGCGGCCTTCATGATGAACGACACCACCCTGGCGGCGACCCGCAAGCTCAAGGACGGCCAGGGCAACTATCTGTGGTCGATGGGCGACGTGCGGGCCGGCACCCCGCAGACCCTGCTGGGCAAGCCGGTGCGCGTGAACCAGGCCATGGCCAGCATCGCCACCGGCAACAAGGCCATGCTGTTCGGCGACCTGGGCAAGTACATCGTGCGCAAGGTGAAGGACAACACCCTGCTGCAACTGCGCGAGCGCTTCGCCGAGGCTCTGCAGGTGGGCTTCATCGCCTACAACCGCCTGGACGGCCTGCTGTCCGACCCGGCCGCGGTGAAGCACTACAAGCTGGCCTAACAGCCTTTCGGCTCCCTCAAGCAGAGGCGGGGGGGGGGGGGGGGGCCCCCCCCCCCACGACCGTGCCGGGGATCGCCTGGGCCCAAGCCGGGGTGACCGAGCGCGACGTGCTGATCAAGACGCCCGACGGCACGGCCGACGCCAACCTGTTCCTGCCGACCCG